CACTGCTAATTGTTTTATGTCAGCCACAATCCTAGCAGTGTCAAATTTTCTTATGCGATAACTCTTTAACCACTTTTCAACAGTAGTTGCACCGACTACTACCTCAAGATATTGCTTTCCAGGCGAACGTAGTAATCCTACAAGCTTAGGATGGTCCAAATACTGAGCGTTCCCGTCGTCCGCCAGGACCATGCACTCTGCAATCTCTCTTGGTGTGCATCCTTTGCGAACTGCTCGTTCAATGTTCTTCTTAGCTTCTGACGTTGAGGAATCGTGTTGAAGCTAGAGCTGCCCGAATTTCTCGCTCCTGCTCGTCAATTGACTCGAAGATATCTCTTATTGTCTAATCAATATCTTGCCCTATCTTGCTCTTCCTTCTACCAATTGGGTATCTAGTAGTGTACAAGACGTTAGGGCTCGGTCTTTCATCCACAGGCTGTCTTGGTACATTGGGCCACACACTGAAAACCTGTTGAATGTAGTCCTGGAGCCTTTCTTCGCGCTCGGCAGCCTAAAATCTGTCCCTAAACTGTTTGAGCGCATTCTCTGATAGGTGATTATAGCGTCTGAGCAGTTCACTTAATGCTCTATTGATGTCCATTAGATCTGAAGCGCGCTTGTTTGGAGCAAGCCCAGCATCTACACCAATGTTTGCACTTCTATAGGCCAGATCTGTGTCTAAAGCAGCATTCGCTTAACCAAAAGACTGTCTGCAGTAATCGCAAGCCAGTTTGTCCGCTATAATCTACTCATACATGCTGACGGAATCAGAACCAGTTCCTACTGAAAGAGCCAGTTATTGCTTTAACTTAGCAATAAGCTGTTTAACTCTTCCATTTGTTAATCCAATGTCTGCAGTAGTTAGTTTGGCTTCTGCTGTTAACCGTCCACACCACACGCCCATCTCTTGTTCTATTGTAGCAGCGCAAGCGATTAAGTCGTGATCAACTTGTCCTTGTGGAGATATATTGCTTCTGAAGCCAGCAAAAGTATCACAAACAACATTTGCTATTAACGATTGCCTTCTAAAGTCTGCATAGGAAATCTTATTGCACTCCATTCTATTTATGAAGTTGTCAAGTCTCTTACACTCGTCGGCGCAAGCTCCATCAGATTTATCGTTGCATCCGAACTTTTCTCCGTTAGATACTCTGGGCCAACGAAACCGTTCCATACCTGCCAGATATGTGATGAAGTTCATATGATCAACACTTGTCTTGGCCACAGACTGCTAGACTGCTGTCATCTTTTGCGACATAATGAGACCGTCCTCATCAACATCGATCTGCTAAGCCTTAATGCGCTCTGCTCTGAACTCAGCTGCACTGATCATCTTCTGCTTTGGTTTCACTGTGTCAACCAAGTCGGAGTTTTTGGCCTCATTGAGCATCAGTCTCGCAAAGGCGGATTGAGCCTCTTTGGACTAAGCTGAATGGCCAGTGTGTTGCTCACGCTTTGATCCAGCATTTTGTCCTACCTGGCGCATACGCTCCTTGCCCGAAGATGTGTTGATCTATTCATCTTTCATCTCCTCTTGGACCTTGTCGTTCCTGCGACTTGCCCTCATTCCACCAAGCATTCCGACCTTCATAAATAGAATGCCTTCGCGAATCTAAGTCTTGCTTGTTCTCGCGATCTTGAAGAGCTCGACTCTCTTCTTGAGGTCCATTTCATTGACTATGCTGCCATCGAAGTTCAAATCTTTGCCTGCCATACCACGCATGCGTACTTCAGGTAGTTAATACATTGACATGCGTTCTGTTGCACCAATGTACTACATAGTGGTGACCATACCTCTCACTGCTACTGAAGGCTGTTCATCCTGTGTCCAGGCCAGCAGGCCGTCCTCAAAATTGTATAGGTAATCGCTTCCGGCCTCAACATTAGGAAGATACGATTACACCATCTTTGCAGAGTAGAAATTGGTGGGGTTTTCTGGATCGTAGTATTCCAAGTAAGCTGTTGGCCTTGGTGCCCAGTGCTGAGCCACCAGTACCTAATAATTTTTCTGAACAAAGTTAATACCAACTTTGTTTAATATAGCTGCGTTCACAGTCTGAGACTTGATCCAGGCCATGACTTTTGTCGAGGTGTGCAGTTTGCATGATAACATGTATGGATTGCCAATTTCAATCTCGTCTGGAGCAAATGGTGTATTGTTCTGGTTCACAATTCTAGCTTTCATTAAAGCGAAGGCAGTGCCGGAGTTACCAGTAACTAGCACTATGTTTCTTTGGTAGTCCTGCATTCTAGCAACATCACCGTTCCAGAACATCTGTTACTTTTGCAGACCGCCGAAGTCGCTGATTACGAAATGCCAATCGCGTGGTTGAACATTGCCACCAAAGACCTGCCAGCACATCAGCTCGTCTATTCTCGCAGCAAAATCGAGTTATTGATCAGCATCAACCCAGTCTTCGGATGAACCCCATGCCTTGACTTCATCCCAGTATGGCTATCAGTACATTGATCCATTTGACTCAATCATGCTATAACCAGCTGTCTTGAAGGAAGCGAAGGATATGATGTACTGGTAAGAGTTGACCATCTTGGCACCAAACAGTTTTGCGAAAGTTTACACCCTCAGTCTGTTGGTCTCGTTGGTCTTACTGTCATGAACCAGCTGCATCAGGGCTGGTTCATCATCCTTGGTGACAGGCTATTCTGTCATTAGCATCATCTGCAATTGAGGAAGATACAGAGTCATTTGATGTCGTGCCCAATTGAGCCTCCAGTCGCGGTTTGTTAGCATATCAATGCATGACCAGCCAAGATCATCCATGCCATCAAGCACAACTTTAT